TTATGAAATCTGGCTGTAGTAGTAGGTTACCTCTTTTACCGTGGTGGCAAGGCCGGATTCCGTTGTGATCTGGTCAGCATACTTCTTTGCCTCGGCCTCGGTGTCGAACAGCTCATCGCACCGCACATAGATCCAGCGAGGGCCTGCCTCGGTGAAGCAGTTGTATCCCGCCTTCCTGGCTTTATCCGCAAGAGCCTGCGCACCGGCCCGTCCGCTGAATGCCCCCAACTGCACCCGGTATTTTGTACTGGACGCCACCTTTGAAGCGGCTACAGAGACAGTGCCGTTCCCGGCACGCTTTGCAATGATCTCATGATCATACTTATCAAGACCAAAGCGCTTGATGATATTGCAGATTTTTGAGACATAGCGGGTGTCGGTCGCGTAATGACCATTTTTGATAAGCGTAATCGCGGACTTATAGTCCTTACAGTCGGTCAGGCCGGCAAAGCGCTTTTTGGATCCGTCCATGGCCCCGAGCAGGTATGCAGCATGGTCCAAAATGGAATCCTCGATGCACGGGTACTTCCTGAAGTCTGCCCAGATCGTGTACAGATTGCCGTGCCCGTCGTCTTCCTGGGTCTGCTTCTTGAATGTGCTCACACCGTCCCACACACTCTCCCAGGTGTTCCCGCTAAGGCTGGTCTTCATTCCAAAACAGTTATTGGCTTCCGTCGCAAGGGTCGTGGTACAGTATCCACTCTCGAGAATCCACTGTGCAGCCGTGACACTGTACAGGATCCCGGATGTATCCACCTGGCGGATCAGCTCCAGGGCCATGGCCGCTTTCTGCTCTTCCGTTTTTCCGGCGAAAGCTTTTGCGGTCGTTTTTCCGTTTGTGGTCCGGCCGGCACTGGTATAGATGACATTGCCCGTGCTGTCGAACACCTTCATTGTGAGCGCTGACTGTTCTGCAGCCTTAACCGCGTTTTCTTTGACCTGGTATGCCCCGATCTGGCCAACGCACGCACCGTTCTCCCATGCAGTGCCGACACGATACCACTGAATCGGTTTCCCACCGATCGCTGCATGAAACGCCAGCCATTTGGACTCATCCCCGGAATCCTTGTTCCAGCCGATCACGCCCGGGCACGGTTTGCCGTTGACATCGTAGTGTCTGATCACGTGATCAGCATCGATCCCATACAGCTGCATAAGGTACTGCACCGCTTCCCGGGCCTTTTCCAAAACCTTATCTGTGAAGTAATAGTTAGGATCATTGGGCACAGTGATTTTTCCGGCCTTATTTCCGCTGCAGATTTCAAGGCTTATGCAGTTCGCATTTTTGGCCACACCGTACAGCCGCCCGCCCTGGGTTTTGTACTTTCCTCCGCCCACTGCATGACAGTACCGGTTTTTGGGATCAGGGTTATACTGCACAAAAGTCTCCTCATCTACAATATAGTCGGCAGATCCACCGGCATTCGGGTTGGCAAACCATGAGGCGCACCCGGAAGCGGACCCCTTTTTGCAGCTCACGCCTGCAGTATAATGTACTGCCAAATACAGAATTTTCCGGCCTTTGCTGGCAGTCGTGTTTGCCGTGCCGGTCTGTTTGATAATATTCATATGAAACTCCTCATGCAAAAAGAGGGCCGCAATTGGCCCTCCCTGTTATAGTTGCTTAAGTTAATATCCCTGCATTTGTGACGCATAGGTTTTCCAGTAGGTTGCTGCCCTACATGCCCTGTATTTGTGACGCATAGGTTTTCCAGTAGGTTGCCGTCTTATATTTTGAAAGCGAATTGGCGGGAACATAAATAATGCAATCGGACAGAAGTCCGGATAAAGTCTCGCTTGTTATTGTGGGCGGAACCTCGGGCTTCATGTTCAATTTTTTTATTGCTGCACCGTTAATAAAGTTCTTTCCAATCGAGGTGACCCCATCGGGTACTGTTAAGCTCGTAAGAGATTTACAATCACAAAACGCTCTCTCTCCTATTGACTCACAACTTCCATGTATGTATACCTTTTCCAGCTGGAAGCAGCAATCCGCCGCCCGTGCGGGCACAGAATCTCCCGCCAAAAGAAGATTTTTGAGAGAAGGGCAATTGTCAAACGCGGATTCGTCAATCTGCGCTATGTTAATGAAAGACCCCGGCATACAAACAGCTTTTAACGAACTGCAATTATCGAACGCCTTATACCCAATTGAGCCACCATGCTCGCCAAAAATGTGTGAAAGAACAATCACTTTAAGCGCGTGACACTCCGCAAGAGATCCCATACTTGAGCTCATAGGGTCAAAGATAATGCTTTCCAAATTGGAACAGTATGCAAATTCCTCGCCCGAAATACTAATGCCGTCTCCTAAATCCACCCGTCTGACAAGGGATCTGTAGAAAAAACTATCATCAAGCTCCCCACTCAAGATAAATGGTTTATACGGGATTACGATCGACGCTTGATTGTCATTCTCGATCGTTATCGTGTAATCGTCCCCTGCAATATAGGTGTGTGTTGCGGTCGAAACCGCATCCTCGGTTGAGGTGCCGCTCAGGGTTTCCGTGGTATTATCGCCCCAGTCTACGGTTACGGAGCCATTAAGGCACAGATTGAGCTTCATCGAGCACCGCTCTTCTACATGAATGAAAAGCCGTGTTTGACCATAACAATAGCACAGGGCCCCTACATTGATGACTGTGGTCGGCTGATTGTCGATGAAATTCTGAATCTCCTCCAAAGTCCAGTTCCACTCACATGTCATACCTTCGTCGAAATGGTCCGGCACATCGGGCAGCTCTTCCAGTTCCATGGCTTCAGACACAGTATAAGACGCAACCAATGTTCCATCGAAATCCCAAAAGTTAACAGATTTCGGCTTTAGTTTTTTCGCGGCTACGTTTACGATGGCCATATAACAACTTTCTACATTATACTCACCGTTTTCGGTAATTTCGATCGTTTCGGTGGGGGGCGTTGCTTCCACCTCTACATCCGCATAGCGTTTGTTCGTAACATCGTATTGCCCGTTCTCGGTGATATAAAGAGTGCCACTGCTCGGATTGGGAACATTGACCTTGGCGCTGGCCTTCTCGGTCACATTGTATGTCCCGTTTTTTGTGATATTAATGGTGCCGGTGCTCGGGTTCGGCACATTCACATCCGCTTCGGCATAATCCTTAACGTCAATCCCGGTGCCATTCTGGGTAATGGTTATTTTTCCGGAGGGCTCGGGATAGCTGGTAGCGGTGCCCGTTATCTGAGCGCCTGTTTTGTCATGCGCGGTATACCCACTGAGCAGGTGCCCCGCATCGACGGTATCCCCGGTCAGATCCAAATAGGTAGTACCGCCAAATTCAACTTTGTTTACAGCCATAGCATGTCACCTTATCCAATCGTAAGTGTCTTTCCGCCTGCAGGGTTATCGGCCAGTGTGAAGGGAATCGCGGCTACAGTCACCTGGGACAGGTAATCATAACCGGTGTCGGGCAGGATCGTCTGCGGGCTCATGCTCGGGGTCGCCGATTTTGCCTGCGCGGTCACAGAACTGGACGGCTCCAAAGTACCCGTAACGCCCAGGATCTCAACACCCTCTTTGATGTTCCCGGGGATCAGCTTCGCCTTTTCCGTGGAATCAATCCCAACCGTGCCGGATCCGTCGTGGTATCCTGCAGGGATCGTATAATCCTCCGCCATGTCGTCGATCACACCGGCGACTGCGCCATTATTTGTCATGGTACCGGTCATCTTAAGACCGTTTTTATAAGCGGTTTTACCGCTCAGGATCTCGGCAGCCGTTGCAGTCGCATCCGACGTATTGGCATCATAATCACATGTACCGGTGACTGCGTCACCATTCGCGCCATGTGCGGTATAGCCTTTCAGCAAATGCGCTGCATCAACAGTGTCCTGTGTGAGATCCAGTTTGACTTCGCCACCAAATACTACTTTAGAAATACCAGCCATTTTAGCCTCCTATTGTCATTGTTATGCCACCCGCCGGATTTGTTACCTCCGCATACGGGATTTCCAAAACCGTGATGTTTTCTGTACACACTTTCCCGGAAACGTCCAAAACGGTATCCTCGCCACATGCAGACACAACCTCATAAGGGCCTTTGTACCTGGGCCGGGCATCAGAACCGATCTGAAGGGTTCCGCTTAATGTTAAGGCTGTTTTACTCATGCGTATCTGTCTCCCCCGTCAGTGTTAACGTGCTGCTGATAAACGTATCGATAACCCCTTCACCCGTCGTGAGCTGTATGTCATACACATAATCACCATAAGACAGGTGCTCGGTGTCTTCCGGCTCAAGAACCAGCTCAAGGGTGTCATTGGGTATTGTCTTCTCGATCAGCGTTCTGAATGCGTCCGAAAATCCCTTTTTGCACTTGAAGCGGATGACATCGGTTTCCTCAGGGGTATACTCCTCGCCTTCCGCATCGTAAATAATCACCGTTGCCGAAAAGCTGTCCCCGCGTGTAAGCGTGATCGACGTGCCATCGATCGCATACATCTGCCTCACCTCCCGCATAAATCAGCGGGGGAATAGTCCCCCGCCCGTGTCGTGTTACAATGCCTTTGCAAAACGGGTCTTACCCGTCGACTTCAGGCAGCCCCGCCGTACTTGTCAGCAGGGACAGGATCCCGGCCAGGACGGATGCGGATGCAACCATCTTCCAGTCAACGGCTCCCATGACGACCGCACTGCCGATACTCGCCACGGCACACTGTGCCACGGTCTTCAGTGCACGGATCCCCGCCGCATGCAGCCACTCTTTTGTGATCACTCTTTTCATGTCTTATACCTCCGTGTGCTCTTCGTTGTATTTATTCCAGAGCGTCTTTACATCGCGCTCCAAAACAACCAGTTTGTCGTGATCCTTGCGGATATCGGCTTTCATATCCTTGATTTCACTTTTGATCTCGTCGATGCCTTTTTGCAATGTGTCCAACTGCAGGCTTATTTTGGTCATTTCCTGGGCGTCCTTTTCCGTGTCTGCACGGCCGGATCTCCAAAGATTGATCATGCTGAAAACAAACATACTCAAAACGGACACAATGCTTACAATGTCACCGGGTGACAGCTTCATCCTTCCCCTCCTTCCTTAACACGCTCTCCAGGATGTCATACTCCTGGGCCGACAGTTGCTCGATATAAGGAATATCCGGCTCAGCGATTTGGTAGGGAACAACCTCCTCCTCGATTGCCAGTAGAGGGTTTATCTCGGACATGAACGCATGGAAGTCCCCCACGTCAGGCCCGATTTTGTAGCCGCCACCTTCTTTGACCCCGTGCTTCTTAATAGCTTCGTCACGCATTTCCAAAAATGCAGAGGCAGCCCGCGCAAAAATGTCCTTGTTCTTATGGATCGCATAACCGGTTTCCCCGGTCACGCTGCCACACTTTTTGATTGCTTCAAGTGTCTGTATGATCTCAAACATCCTCATTTTCATTGCTGCCTGCCTCCTGCGTTGTACTGTTGTCGTTTTCCATGAGCCCCTGGATCCCTCTTGCCCAGCGTTCCAGCCGCACCGCTTCCAGTGCATCAAATGTCGTGAGCCCAAAATCATCGAGGTTCCACTTCTTTTTGACTTCGATCGCTGCAGCCTCTATCGGGGCGATTCTACGGAAGATCGCCTGGATCGCAGCCACAAGGTACGGAATCAGATCCACCTCGGCAATCGACAGGATCCCGTTCTCATCCTCATATACCAATTCCGGAAGGATCTCTTTGAACTGCTGGGCAATAAACCCGCAGGACACGTGCTTCTGGGACTCCCGCCAATCAAAGCCGGCCAGCTCCAGCTTGTACAGTGTCTTCAGCACATCCCCGCTGTACTCGCCCACATGATCCTTGAGCCGGATATCGGACTGATTTGTAATGCTGCTTCCATGCATATTCAAAGTCTCGTATGCATGAAGGGTTGTCGTGGTCACGTTAAACATGACTGAGCCTTCGCTCTGATCGTAGAAGCGGGTGGATCCGGCACAAATAGCAAGACCCTCCTCGTATGCATCGGGAGAAGCGTCCCTGGTACCACGTTTGCTGTCGTCACGATCATCCAAGCCCTGGAATATCCCGTAGGTTGTGTTCCAGTTGGCAATGTGAGGACGCGGCAGATCTGATGTAAAGTAGCGGTCCAAAAAGTGCAGGACGCCATCAAATATCAAATCCGTGGACACATGTGCGGCCTTACTCTTTGGTATATAAATGGTGCTGTCGCCACTCTCGATATAAACGCTTTTGCCGTTGTTACCGGCCGTGAGTATAAGAGCGTCCTTTATCGTCGACCATGAGCTGCCGGTTCCCGGCACGTAAGTGTAGTACCGGGCGGTGAAGCCAATGTGCCCGTAAGAACCATCCCCAAAATAAAGACCCCGGGCGTTTATCCATCCAGTCAAGCTGTCGTTCTCGTAGAAGCTGATCTCCCCGCCGCTCATGCTGGTCTTATAGGACCCGCTGATACTGTTAATATTGAATGCACCGGTATCGGCATTTACATAGAATGTGATCTGGCCGCTGCTGTTCTTAACCGTGAGCTCTCCGGTGTTGATCCAGGACGCTGAAAGCCCGATGGTAGACAGCATTCTCGTGACGGCAAGGCCGTCTGCAGTAACGCCGGTTGTATAGGTTTTGCCGCCGTCCGTGGACACACCCCAGGCCGACCCGGTCATTTTCCAGATGATATCCGAATCCGCCATGGTCGGGTGGTTGTGGTAGTAATAGATCTTTCCGCCGCCGCTCTGGGTCTCCTCCGTAAAGAAGAAACCGTTGAGCCCATCTATTGATGTGTCCAGTGCATCCTGCAGCTGCTCAATAGCGGCCTGACGCTCGGTCTTTTCCTTTGCGGTCCATTTCTCGACGATCGCCCGGACCATGGCTGCTTCTTTTTGCGCCGCTGAGTAATGCTTAAGATTGTGCCGGGACGGGCTTTCGGAATCATTCACGATCTTTGTGCCCTCTCCCAGGGTCCAGGTGACATGGGAAACAAAAGTCGTATAGGTAACCCCGTCAGCGTCCGTGAGCTTAACTGCATCCCCGGCTCTAAGCATCGGTATTTCCAAAAGATCAGCTTCAAGCTTCCTGAAGGTAAGGGCATTCAGCTTGCCCGGGTTATCACTCCACATTGCGCTGATTGCCGCATTTACACCTGCCTGCGTATTCAGCAGCGGGTTATTGGATACCTCAAGCATGTAGCCTTCGGATCCCCGGGTAGCCATATAGTCAGCCTCATCCCCCGTGATGCTTGTCACCCGGCTTGTTATCTTAAGGCCCGTGATAACTGTATCTATGGTGGCTTTGTTGAGGCTCTTTATAAGGAAAGCGGGGATCGTCAACCCCGTGGACGGAAGTGAATATGCATAGATGCCCAACGAATTTACGGAAGCCGGCCTCATGATGGCCATGCAGTTAAGCATCTGGCAGCAATACACAACCACATCGTGCCACGTTGTTGTGGAATTGAATCCCGGATCATTGACTGTGATATTGGCCGCCGGCCTGGCCAGATCCGATCCGTTATTTTCAAAAGCACGGACATCGCTGCTGTAAAGAGTTAAGCCGCACGCTGTACATGCGGTTCTCAGCAAGGACACAGCCGTTGTCGGGTATGACACTTTGGACGCGTCATAAGGCTTATCGAGCATGCACATGTAATCGTACAGTGTGATCGTAAGCGTTTTCTCATTTACAACCGGATCATCCGATACAAGGAAATAGCCCAGCCGGATCGTGTATGTTGTCGTGCTTGAGCCGCTCGGGTACGTGGCAATGACCGTTACAAGGGCCTGTGCTCCTACGAAATCATAGGTTTTGTACACACCGTCCAGGTCGAATATGACCAATGTGATTTTTGATGTGACGGCCGCGCCGATTGACATCTTCCCGGAATCACTTGTGGCTGTCTCATACTTGAAACCGCCATTTTGCAAAATGTTCGTCTTATTGAAATTTATGACGGTCCCGCTCTCAAGCGTCATCTGAACGCGTGCCTCAAAGCTCGCTTTATCGTTGAGAATTGCCGTTTTTAAAGCTGCCGGTACATAAAGCATGTCTGCTCCCCTTAACGCTCAATGATATCGAAAGATACCGATTTGAAAATCTTTTTGCCGATCTGCCACGTGTACACCTGTGCTTTTCGGTCGCCGGTGTAGAAAACCTTTGAGGTCTTCCCGATCCTGGAATCGTAATAACCGACGGTCACATATTCCGGATAAAAGGCCTGCAAAACACTCTTTGCCTGTGCATCCGTAAGCCCGGACCAGGAGAGGGAAAGCGTCACCTTTGTGGTGAGTCTCTCTTTATGCATTGTGCCGTCGGTCGTTCTTCCGGCACTGCTTTTTGAGATATCCGCTTCGCCCCAGCTCATTCCGGAAGGGGACAGAATTGCTGCCCCATCGACCGTGATCATGTTTGTCGGCCATGTTCTCGCCATTTCCTGCCCCCTTTTAAATATCTACTGTCGCACTGTACCGTGCGCCATACTGCTGTTCTCCACGCTTCACTGTTCTGTAAAGCGTCTCTCCGTCACAAGTGATTGTGAGTTCAAGTACCGGCGGATTGCCGTTGCTCTGTGCAGCGTACTGCGTGAGTGCCGAGGCGACCGCTTCAAAGACGCCCGCAGACACCGATGCAACGATCTGGTCATTATTCAGGACCGCCGTATGACCACCGATGGTGCCCACAAGCTCGGGCCCCCGTTCCCGTGCGATGAACATCTGGCCCTGGTTGAAGGATCCTCCGCCGGCTGCAGCCGTGACAGGCATCCAACGTCCGTTCTTATAAAGGCCACCATTTGCATTCCAATGGAACACATAGCTCATGGCCGATCTGACACCGCCCATGAAACCGTTGCCTAGATCAGCAAGCCAGCCTCCGGGTCCGTTGTTCCACCACTCTGCAATGGAATTCCATTTTTCAGTAAGGCCGCCCCAAAGGCCACTGAGGATGTTTTTGCCGGCATTTGTGAGCCAGTTGGGTGCACCCAGGAAGAAGTTTTTGACGTTCTCCGGAAGGTTTCCGAACCATTCTTTGACCGCCGTCCACTTCTCTTTGATTCCGGTTCTGAGGCCCTTGATAACATTACCGCCCTTTTCTTTGAGCCATTCGTGACCGTCTTTGAAGAACTCTTTGATGTTTCCAGGAAGGTTCTTGAACCACTCCTTGACTTTCCCCCAGATCTCTTTGGCCCCAAGCTTGATGTCGGCCCATTTCTCCTTGATCCACTCCCAGACTTTTGCACCGAGTGTTGCAATGCCGCCGCCCAAAAGTGCACCCAGCAGACCGCCCATCGGCCCGCCAATGATCGTTCCGATTACAGCTCCGACTGACGCACCGATTGCACCGACTTCCGCCGTTGTCTGGCTTTCGGTCTCGCTAAGCCCGCCATACACGATGCCCGCAATGAGCTGGATACCGCCTCTGACAAGATTCCCGAGCAGGTCCCAAAGGGTTGCAAAAACAGCGCCCCAGTCAATCCCGGCAAGAAACTGTCCAATGGATACACCAAGCTCCGCCCACGGGAATTCTGCAGCTGCCGTGGCAAGAGCTCCAAGGGCCGTAAGGAAGAGGTTGCCGACCGTTTCCCCGACGGCATGCCAGTCGGTATTCATGAGCGCATCGCCCAGGCTCGCCATGAGGGTGGCAATCGCACCGTTTACACTGCCCCGGACTGCTTCCCAATCAATACCGTCGAACAGCCCCATAAAGAAGCTGCCGATTGTGCTCAGGATCCCTCCGAGGGCTGTAAGCAGTTCATTCCCGATCGTTCCCCAATCGATGTTGGTGAAAATGGCCTGCAGCTTCTGCCCTACCTGATACCCGTCAAGTTCTATGAAGAACGTCGCAATCGCGTTCAGAACCGTATAACAGAAGTTGGTGATTGCCGATGCAACTGCCGCCGGATCCAGCGTCGCAAAAAAGCCGTTAATGGCATCTGCAAAACCGGCTGCAAAATCACGCACCGTGTTAATGATGAGCTCCCAATTAATATTGGTCAGCAGCCCATTGAACGTGTTTGCAATGGCATTTCCTACGGCCGCCCAATCGAGGTTGTGTGCAAAACCGTAAAGCGCGTAGAAGATCGTATTGATTGCTTCCGCGACGGTCTTACCGACAAGCTGCCAGTCGACGGTTTTTGTAATTCCGTTTATGAATGTAGCCAGGGACTTGCCTGCCCGCTCTGCAGTGGACTGGATCTTTGCCCACGGAATGGATTCCAGGGCCGCGTTGATCTTATTGCCAATGATCTCGCCGAGCTCCGTGAAGTCGGCCTTTTTCCACATGTCCTTGATTTTCTTCGCAAAATCGGAAATGTTTTTGGAAATCGGCGTTTCGGTGAAGCCCACCGTCGGGGTATTCCCGTTCCCACTGCCAGCGCTGCTCGTGCTGTTATCGTTTAATTTATTCAGTTGATCGAAAGCCATGACGGACCGCTTATTGGCCTCAGTCAGGTCCTTCGTTGCTTTCGTGGTCTTCTGCAGCGATGCCGCATAATTGGTCTGTACCTTTGTTGCCCTCTGGTAAGTCGTGTTACCGGTAAAGGCCGCAAAGAACTGTCCCAGCGCGCTTGTGGCTGCAGTCAGTTTGTCAATCAGCGCCGTCAATATCGGGGCGACTGCATTCAGGATCGGTGCAAAAGCGGATGCCGCCGCACCTTTCAGCTGATTGAGGCTGGCCTGGATGTTGCTGATCGACTGGTTTGTTACGCCGTCAAACTGTACAAGCTGGGTGAATCCTTCTACGATTGCGGATCTCAGCCTGTTGAAAAGCACAAATAAAGAGCGGATCCCCAATCCATATCGCAGGATCGTTTTGAGGCCGCTCGCAAAAGAGTTGCTGCTCTGTTTCTGGGATCTGGCCAGACGCCCAAAAACGGGGATTGCACTGGCCACCCTCTTTATGAGAGAAGCAAATGCACCGGAACACTTCTTGATCTCCGTGTTAAGAAGCGCGAATCCGTTTTTGGCAGTCTTAAGTGTACCCGAAAGAGTACCCCTGACAGCAGACGCTGCTTCAGATGCCACCCTTGTGACCCCGGAGATAGCAGATTTGAGAGCTGCAAAACGGCCAGCTCCTGCATCACCGCCCTGGCTGGCTTCGGAATTGACTTCATTGACGGCTTCAGCGGCTTCCGCAGCCGCTTCTGTTATTCCGCTCGGTTTTCCGGTATTTTCCTGGGCTGCCCTAAGTTCTTCCAGACGTGCGGTGACTTCCTCGATCTTTGCCTCATAGTCATCGAGTTCTGCTTTTGCCGCATCATAGTCAACCACTGCGGCCCCGGCCTCTTTGTCGGACGCCTGCGGGGACATGAAGGTTTCTTTTGCAGCCGCCATGCGTTCCCCGGCCTGAGCGGACTTCTCAATAAGGTTGTCCAGTTCTGTTTCCAGCTGTTTGATTTCCTGGGTGATGCCATTGGCAGGTCCCATTTTTGCAAAAGAGCTCTTGAATGCGGCCGCAACACTATTGATCGCCGCTCTAAGGCCGGACGCCCCGGATCCGGAATTGGTAAATACCTCCCGGATGGATTGCTGCATCTCACGGATCTTAGACATACCCTCATTGGATACCGCGCCGGCTCCCGTGGCCTGCTTAACGCTTTTCCCCATGCGCTTTGCATCGCGGGTAACGTCCTCAGCCGTCTTTTTGAAATTATTTGTCGCCTTGATATTGATATTCAGGGTATTGAGATCTGCCATGTCGTCACCTTGAAATAGCTCATGTTATGAGCAGGGCTGGGTGTAAAACCCACCATATTGTCACCTAACAAACGCCCGTAATACGGGCAGGCCCCGGGTGTGGAGCCCGCCATGTCGTCACTATAATTCCTCTACAGTGTCCAAAGCCTCTTCGCGCTGTTCGTTGCGCCGCTTAACGGCCTGCATCATGCGGCGTCGGCCCTCTTTGACCTTCTCAAGGTCCGATTCTTCCTGCATGAGATCCGCGTGCTCTTTGGAGTCCTTGAACAATTCCGGATAATAGTCCCAGGGCTGTGCCGCCCTAAGGCCCTGCTTGCCGTCATCGAATAGAAGCGCTATCCGGCTTGCTATTGCATCTGCCTGTACAAATGCTGCCTGTATTTCCTGCTTGCGCCGCCTCGTGTATGCGTCAACGGTGTCCAAAACATCAGGAAGCGAGGACCCCCAGAACTGATCCATAGAGATCCCCGCCTCCAACGCATGAGGCAATAGCGCAAACAAAAGATCGCTTACCGTTAAATAAGCTGGTCTGTTGCTGCCCTCTTGATCGATGCCATGATGCTCTCCGCCTGTGTCGCTGTAAAAAAACCGGACACCGCACAAATCGGCATGATGACATCCGTGTAAAGATCCATCTGATTTCCACCGTCATTCTCGACCCAGGAATCATACATGCGCTCAACCTTCTCGATGGTTGTGCCGTGCTCCCAGGGTGTGATGGCCGCCTGTACGACCGTGAGCATGACCGACAGCGGCGGAATCCCGTCTGCTGTAATCAGATTCATGACGCTCGTCTTGTACTTATTCTCGAGCTTCTCGATCATTCCGGTGGTGAGTTTTGCCTTGTGCTCCTCGCCATTGATGGTCCAGTATGCAAAAGGCCTGCGCTTGGTTGTAGCCTCTTCCATGGTCACAACCTTCTTTTCCTCATTGTTCTCGGTTTCAAGTCCCTGTAATGCCATAATCATTGCCTCCTATGCGTGATTGATCGTGTTGCAAAGTTTATAGTTGCAGTTTTGCATAAATGCATATTCCAAAAGCACTCTCCGGAAGCCCTCTGCACACTATTATGTTGCAAATGTTCCTTGAAAGTGCTTTTAAAGTGCTTTAAAAGTGCTTTAGGATTTTTGTAAAGCACTTTTAGTTTTGCCCGTGGTTGAGCCATTTCTGGACCACAAAGTGCTTAAGTGCTTTAGAAAATCCAGTTTCTTATATATTTTTAAATTACTCTTTTTTATTTTTATAATTATACATTCTATACATTCTTATTTTTATTTTTATATATATTTTCTTTTTCTGTCTAAAAGCAAGAGTTTGTAAAGCACTTAAGCACTTTGCACCCGATTTTCCGCGTGGTTGACACGTTTTTGAAAGTGCTTTAGGATTTTTGTTAAGCACTTTTAAAGCACTTTTAAAGCACTTTGAGCACTTTCGTGCAATGTGTAAGTGTGCATTTTGGGCCTTTTGCGGGTCCAACTTTATGCATAATCCAAAAAAGGGCCCCTCATTGGAGCCCCTTCAGGAAGTCACAACGCCCTTTTGGATCAGGTTGCGGCCGGATCCTCGAACGTGTACTCGGAATCGATCGCGATGTTGATCTGGAAATCGATAACACCGTTGACGGAGCCACCGGTCCTCTTTACGGAGCACGCTCCCGTGAACTTCGTGATAGATCCGTCCTTCAGCTCCTCTTTCCAGTGGATGGAATTTCCACTGGCTGCCAGCTGACGGGCTACACGATACGGGGAGTTGGCATTGGTGTTATCCCAGCGGAAACCGTAAGTGGTATCGCCCAGATCGCCGATGCCCAGCTCATAATGCCTGTTGCTGTCCTCAAGAGCGGTATTGTCTACCTTCTCAAGGTCAACGCCCTGCTCCGGGATCTCCTTGAGGCCCAGCAGCTGCGTATAAGTTTTGCCATCCTGGCTGTAAGACAGTTTTGCACCATTAGCAAGCATATTCTTCTCTCCTTTGCAAAATAGATTACCCGTTATAAGTGTTCGGCCAATAGATCATGTCGGACAGGCAGTCAATAATGGCCTCATACTTCATAACTTTGTGTTTCATGCCGGAGGGATCATCCACATCCCGGCATTGTGTCCGGACAAGCCCAAAAGCAGTCAGGGCTGCGTCTACCTTCAGTGCGTCCTGTGAGGTGGTCACGCTGTCCCAAACGTCGATCCCATACCGGACATAGCTTTTGTCCTCCTGTGGGTTGCCGTCTGCATCAAAATCATGCTCCTGGACGCGGTTATCCTCTTCTGTGAACTGGATTGCCGGAAGATTGGCCCAATCCTTGGGGTACACGTCAGAAACGTGATCTGGGCCAAATACGGCCGCCAGAGCGTCACCCACCTTGTCTTTGATATTCTTCATGCGTCTACCTCATTTCAGAAGGTTCCTGGCCCACTGATCCCACACCTTTTGCACTGCAGGCTCTGAATCCTTTGCCGCCGGGTACATGAACGGGTGCGGGGCTGCACCGGAGCAACGTGCAAAAAGGGCACCGTCACGGCCCTTGACGATCGGCCAGTGATACCGCTTTGCCACATCCATTGTGACGCCGCCCGGACCTATGGGGATGTACCAGGATGTCGGCCGGTAGCTGACCTGGACCTGGGGCGACAATTCGGAATGATCCCCTTTTGCACCCTTTGGGCCCGTTCCAAACTCCACATACCGCGCATAGTACGTGTCCGTATAACAGCGTCCCGCGCACTCATCCCCGTGATCCTCGACCTCGGTCTGTATGGAATCACGTAATGCCCCGGAAATGACACGTGCCCGGAATTTGGCCGCTGTCTCGTACTTGTCCATGCTCTCCCTCATGGGTCGGCCCATGGAAGCTGCCTTGAGCTTATTCATGGCGTTTACAACGCCGGAGACATCAATGCTGATTTCCATTTGCCACCCCCGGGGAAAGCGGCTCGCACTCCAGCTCCAGCCAGCGGCGCGGGTATATGGCATTTATTTTGTAAGCGGGATCCTTCCCGCCGTCCATGGATACGCCGTCATTCGCCGTGAGCGTGATTGTGTGCGGACCGTCCGTAACCACATAGGACACCTTGCCATTCTCGATCTGCTCCGTGTATCTCCCGTTAATACGGAAATTGCGGATGACAGGCAGTTTTGCACCGTATAATTCCTGCTGTACCGGCCCGGATCCGGGCCATGCTTCTGCAAGGAAAGGCACGGGACGTTTCCATGCCTGGTACGACGCGTATTCTTCGTTTTTGGCAAGTGTGCTGTTGTACAGATAGATGTGCTTAAGTCGGTTCTGTCTGAGCCTCATTCCGATGTATCCTCAAAAAATGTGCCACCCACACGGGCAAGCCTGAAACGGTCCAAAACCTTGTAAACAGACGCCGGAAGCTCCTCAAAGTTGTAGGATTCCCCGGCCCCGGATCTGGATGCTTCTCCCTCTGTACCCATGCGGTTGTAAGCTATAACGGCAATATCCCGGGCCGTTTTTTCCAGTGCTGCAGGAAGCTTCGTCCGGTGTGTGTATGCCAGGATCTGGTCGATCGCATCCTGATACAGTACCAGGAGCAAATCGGCATCTACGCCCCCGGTGATTTTCTGCAGCCTCTGTACCGTCTGTTCGTTTGTCATTGTGTTTACTCCTCGCCCGGGCCCTTTCCCGGTTCTGCCGGATCTACCGGATCAGCAGGATCCTTTTTGGACTCTTTCTTGGGCTTCTTTTCGGTTACTTCCTTATAGCCCAGTTCCTTGAGCTTCTGGATCTTCTGGGAATCCTTTGTTTCCCTGACTGCATTATCAAGCTTAAGCTTCATGTTATTTCCCTCCAAAAAAGGGGCCCCCGTAAGAGCCCCTGTGTGACGTCAGATCTCGATCAGGCAGCAAGGTTCGCAAACACGTTGCCCTGCTTGTTGTCCAGGACCCAAAGATCATGGTAGCGTCTGTAATCCAGGCTCCATGCATTGGCCTTCTGGTTGGTGGTCGGATCAAAGATCCTCATGATGTCCTGCTTCGTGACCGCAATCGGGGTCGCACGCTCGATGGCCAGGAAGTTGACATCCTTTGCACCGCTTGCCTTGATGAAGCCGCCGGCCTCCTGTCCCTCAGTAGTACCGTCATAGATCTGGATCGCAGATCCCATGCGGCTGGAATCGGTCGGGATGATAGGGCAGCCGTCAACGGACGGTACACGGGTATCAATGCCGTTCACACGAGCGGTCATGTACTGGATATGGCCCGCAAGCTCAAGCTCAAGGGCGTTCACAAAATCGCTCGTTGCATGGACAATGACCTGCGCCGCCGCATTCTTTGCGTTGTCCCTGACTTCCTTGATACCGTTCTTGATCGCAGCAAGAGCGCTGGAAGCATATCCGGTTTCAGTGTTGCTCTTTGCGATGGCCTGGGTTGCCAGCTTGGACAGCCTGTAAGCATCGATCTCCGGGATCACATGCTGGGTCTGGAAATCACCCATGACTGCAGCTGCGGTTGCCACGAAATTGGTCTCATCCACGTCCATGGCATCCAGCTGGAATTTACGGCCTCTGTCCTGGGTCATCTTACGGGTCTCGTACGCAAGGGTCACACCGCCCTGGACGTAACCGTCATCACGGTCATAGTCCGCAAGACCGACGGTAGAGATCTTCGGGATCTTCACCTCATCGCCGCCGGAATATCTTACCTGGCCCGCATTCGCGTCCATCCATCCGGTTACCATTGCCTGAACAGCCAGCCTGTCGAGCTGGGTCATAAAGATTTTTGCATATTCAAGAGTATTGATAGGCATGTTCTTTCTCCTTTTGTGAAATGATTATTGGTTGTTAGGTTGCCGGCCCAAAATAGCCAGTACCGGTAAGCCCGCCCTGCATTGCTGCAAAAATGGCATCGGCTTCGGCTTTCTTTGCATCCGGCGTTGTAGCCTTCTTTGCGGGAGCTCCGCCCTTAAGCTTCTCTTCGACGGCTGCCTGTACAGCCTCGGTGAAGGCCTTCTCGACTGCAGCAATGGACTTGGTGCATGCCTCCGCGCTGCTGTAATCCAGGGTGTCCGCCAGGGATACCGGAAGATGCTTTTCAGCAAGTGTCGCGGTTGCTGTGGCCTTGAGTTCCTTGCGCGTGAGCTCGGCTTCGCGTGCTTCCAGCTCCTTCTCGCGTTTATCCGCAAGATAAGCCCACTTCTGTTCCGCCGTCATCTTTGCAAGCTTCTCGGCCTCGCTGAGCTTGTCGTCTGTGGCTGCCTGCCATTTCGCCTGCGCTGTGGTCAGGGCCTTCTGAACGCGACGATCAAACTCTGCCTGCATGTCAGTGTCCTTCAGGAATTCATCGAACGTGGGCTTTTTGGACTTGTCGTCCTTGCCTCCGTCATTGCCTCCCTGATTGTCGTCTTTACTGCCGGGATCGTTTGCCCCTCCATCGTTGCCGTCACTGGATCTACCTGCGGACCCGCCTGCGCCACCGGCAGCACCTTCCATCGGTGTTACACAATGTGCGCGTCTAAAACGTCTGTTTGCTCCGAAAACCTGGTTGTAAAACATGTTATTGCCCTCCTGCTTGCGCCCGCCCGATTCCAAAACCGTGGCCCCGGGTATTCGCTGTGTACGTTGGTAAGTGTGCCAGAATCGGCACAAATTGCAGGACCGGGGGTTGAACCCGGAGAAGACGGTGTATGAGACCGCCCGATGTCCGCCACTTCCTGCGTCAAAAAAGGGGCCCTCGAAAGAGCCCCTCAAACCTATGAAGGAAAAACAGTAATGAACCCACTCACCCACCGATATTATACCAAATTATCTGACATCTTTCAATATTATCTGATAATTTATACGCCCGGTGTGTCGTCACGCTGCTTCTTGATTTTCTCGCTGTTTTCAACGACTTTGCAGCCCAAAACCGTTATACAGACGATCCCCGTGCAGCATACCGCCGCTATGGCCACTATAACCGCGATTCCGATCATTTTGCTACCCCCTTTGCCTTTTGCGCCTTACGCGCCGGTGCTATGTATTTGTTGTACCACTGCCAATATGTCATGGTAGCCGGGACCAAAATAGGCTGTCCGTCTGCCGTGATTGCGGATCTCATAAGTGCTGCCTGCTCCCTGTACGTGATGTATGGGGCTGTCGTGCATCTGCAGTTGGGGTGCATCGGTGGGAAATTCACGCCGATGGTTTTCTGGTGATAGAAGAAAAAGAGCCCGTCCAGCCGCGCACAGGTGTCCTTACATGTGATCTCGTCCAGGGTCGCAATATACAGGTATTTCTTTAAGCCGGCATCCGTGGCTGCCTTGGCCTGGGCCGCCTGTACTACACGTGCTGCTTCCGTGCGGATAACACGCCGGGTGCCCCCGGCTGCCTGTGCGCAGCGTTCCTGCACTGCCTGCTTGTGGGCTGTATCCGGCCTGTTTGTGACGGCGGTCTTTATGATCTCCCGCTTTATCTGCAGTGCCCGGTATCTGTTATTGTTCCGGATCCTCTGTGGGATCGTCTGCCGGTCCCCTGCCCAAAGCAAATAGACAATCGCAGCTATTTCTTCCGGGGTGATCCTCCAAAAATCATGGACTGCTGTGCGCCGGTCGATCTCGAACGCCTGCCGAAAATACGCCATTTCTGTGATCTGATTGAGCACGTTAAGATCCGGCTGCAGGTCCATAGCCCGGTCCACCTGCTGGAATGCCCGCTCGATCTTTTTGCACTCTGCCCGGATCGTGGGCGACTTCAGCACGGCCGCCAGCTCGGGATATTTTTTTGCGGATTTCCGCAGGAATTTGAACAGATCCCCGCCGTCATAGTCACGTACAAGCGCATCGGCTGCGGTAAGCGTCATGGCATCGTACTTCGCAAAATCCAGCAATAATATGATCGCGGATGCCCGTGTATACTGTTTTGCAAAATCGTCTGCGGCCTTATCCGCCTGCCGCACATACCGGAGCATATTGCGCGCGGCTCGCTGTTTGTATGTCATGGTTAGTCCTTCCGCTTGGCCATTCCCGATAACAGCATGAGCGTCTCCCCGTTCTGCTGTCCGATTGACTCCATAAGCTTTATGATCGTTGCACGGGCGTCATCCTGTGGCCCTGATCTGAGCGCTCGCCGGATCTCATTGCAGGTTTCTGACGTGATGGCCGTGTGCTTTCTTACCACATCCATGAGCTCGGCCGGAAGTCCCGGGCTGTGGGCTGCAAAAAGGCAGCGCCGGGCGTACTCGGAAAGCTTCACATGCTCGGCCTCTGCACGGGCCTCAAGATCCGCCCTTTCTGCCGGTGTGATCCTGATGGCAATAAAATCACTTTTCTGCATTATTGGTCCCTCCTCTTGTATGGACGGGTTGCGTGATCCCGTCTGTATGCCTGCAAACATTTCCAGGTACAGAAGAACTTGGTGCTGGTGCCGATGTATGCACGGTATGCCCATGCTCCACGGTCCCAACAAATAAACGTCTTTTTGCACTGTGGGCAGGTACATTCACTGAACAGTTTTTCCATGCTTATTCCTCCGCTGGGTACAGAATGATCGGCCCGTCCTGGATCCACGCACCGGCGGTGTTATAGTCGATCCACTCGACGGCGTCCTCCTCGCTCATGCCCTCATCAATGAGGCTCTGAACCATGAGGTTGTAATCATAGATGGCTCGCCCATCCTGGGACACACCAATAAAGGCCGACGCATAATCGGCCGGCCCATCATATATGATCGTGTCTTCGTACCCGTTACCCTTGAGATATTTCCGAACATCATCAATCGTCTTCATCGGTCTTGGTCTCCTTTTTGGGCTTCTCTTCCTGGGGCTCTTCGTCGTCCTCATCCGGGTTTACACCGGTCGGGACCTGCGCTGTGGGATCGCCCTGGAACAGGGCCTGCTGTCTGAGGATCTCTTCCTCACTCTCCTTGTCCACAACCTCGATTTCCGCATCCGGATCCTCCACGAACGGGATCTGGGAAAGAAGTGTTTTGCGGCTGACCTTGCCCCAAAGGTTGGCAACGATCTGGGACAGCTCCAAAAGATTCTTCGGAAGGCTGCGTGTGAATACCGCCGTGATCTGGGACGGGTCTATTGCCACCGCCCTGCGCCCATAGAAGTTTGCAAAGATCTGCAGCCGTTTCCTGAGCCCCTCGCGGTAGTACCGTGTTTTTATCTTTGTGATATTCTCAAGGCCCAAAAGTTTGAACTCCATGGCCACGCCCGACACATTGCCACCGAATGCCTCATCGGTCATGCAGGGCACGTGTGAAAATTTGTGAATATCCTGCTCGATTGCCTTTTTGAGGATCTCCACGCCGGATTCATCATATGTGCGGGTGATATATTCCGCTTTTGTGCCGTCCGGGAGCTCCAAAAGTTTGCGCTTCTTGAGGGTTGCCATGGCCCGCTCCCCGCCGTCATGAGAATTGCCGTCCTCATCCGTGTACTCATCATCGGAAAGAAGTGTGCCATAAATGGCCAGGATTGCATCGATATACTGCTCTTTGTCCGTGACACGGTCGCTCATAAGTGCGTTATAAGCATCGATCAGGCTGAGCTGCATTTCGAAATCGCCGATGGCCAGCTTGTTATTGAGATACTCGACAACCGGGACCGCCCCTTTGAAATGTGCCTCGGGCTGCTCTGTGGTGCGCTGGTCAACGTCCCCGGTCTGGATGTCCAGCACCCATTTATAGTTCTGGGTAAGGACCGTGGCAATGTAATGCACCTGGGTCTTGTCACTGTCGTCTTTGCGCTCATAGTAATAAACAGCAAAGAGCTCGTTCTCCTCAATGCTGTCGTCGTATACCATGAATGTATTTCTCGGGTCCAGGGTCTTGATCACAAGATCGGTCTCGCCCGGTTTTGTATAGATGTACTCATACGCACGCCCAAAAACGGACAGGGCAAGGCCGTTATCCCCGTCTGCCTCATCGGCCCCTGCAGCTGCCAGTGCATCGGTAAGCGCTGAGATATCGGTATCGTTTTTTCCTTTATAGGAAATGGGATTACCTAAGAAATACGCGCTTGCTGTCTGCACAATATCTGCAGCATGGTTACAGACAAGCTTATTGGTCTTACTGCCGTCATCCAGGATCGGGTGCTTGCCTGTGTAATAATCAAACAGTTTCTGCAGTGCCGGGACCGTGGCCACGTGCTTTTCGATCAGGTGCAAAACGATCTGCTTATCCGGGTTGGTCTCATCCCATGTTTCCGCCGGTATCGTGAATTTGTTAAGAAGCATTTGCTCTTGTCCTCCGTTGCCTTATTGTGTGTTACTGTAATCCGGCCCGCTTTTTGTCACCGATCTGGGCCAGGCCCTTTTCGCCTATAATCGTGTATGTGAAGTATCGGGTCGCATCCATTGCGTGATCCTGTATTTTTACGGGCTTGTCCTCGCCCCGTTCCGCTGCTTTTGCATCCCACACATATGACCCGAATTCCCGGATCGTGTTCTTACACTGTTTTGCAAAGCAAAGCCGCCCGAACTGGATTAGCCCTGCCGTTACCCGAATCCCGTCCAAAACATCGTTCTTGGCTTTTAATACCTTGACGCCCCGCTTCCTGAGCTCTGCTATGAATGACGCCGCTGCCGGGTCCACTATCATGCACTTGATTTTCGTGTCCCCGATCCACTTTTGGAAATCATCCGCAAACTCGCCGTCGGTCTTCTGCCTGCTGTTGTCACGCCCGGAGTAGTAATATTCCCGGGTGCAATACCATTTTGCGTCCGATCCCCGCTCCCATAACAGGAATACCGTTGCATTCTGCGTGCCATAGTCGCATGACACGTATTTTGAGCCCGCCGGGTTTCCGGTCTTTGTCGTGATCTTTGGCAGGATCTCTGCAAGGGGCTTCGTGTGCTTTTTGGGGTCGAACATGTCATAGATAACACCCTCGGCCATTACCCAAAGGCCCAAAATGTACCGGTTATAGAAAACACCGCTGTACATAGAGCGGTAGCGCTCTTTGATGTGCTCGGACAGGGACAGATTGTCGTCCATGGTGAAGTGCAGGAACAAAAGGTGCTTTTCGTTATGCTTATCGATCCATTCCTGCTTGAACCAGTGGTAAGGCCCGTCCGGGTTACAGTTGAACCACATTTTGGATCCGTCGACGGACAATCGGCCGGTTGCCTGATTTACAAAACTCTGTGGCATGAGCGCCACTTCATCAAAAAAGGCCCCAGCTGCTGTGATACCCTGCACCAGGTCCTGTGACGATTCATCCTTGCCACCGAATATGTAAAACCGGTTTGTGTGCCCAAAATAAGTCACCTCGAAAAAGGACTCGGACCGGTGCTCTTCGTATGGGATCCCACGGGCCAAAAGCATCTGAACCAGCGGATTGAACACGTTCCTTTTGAACGATGCTATGGTCTTGCCCGCCATGATAAAGTTTTGGGCATCGAATTCATGCTGAGCCCAAAGGATATAAGACAGGCTCATGGCCATGGTCTTGCCGGATCTGATAGCGCCGTCTGCAATGATCCCGTCATAGTCCCGCACGGGGCTTCCGGGTGTCCACCAATTGAGCAGCATCCTTTGCCGCTTACTGAAGGGCCGAAACTGGAACGTACTAATCCTGATCTTCGGTATCTTCAGTGCTTTCGGAATCTTCATCTATCAAGTCTCCCGGATCGTCTGCAGTCCAGTCATTGCCAGCTGACGCCTGCAGTGCTTCCATGAATCCGTCATCGTGGTGCTGTTCTGTGCCTGATCCACCGTCCACAAGTGCTCCGGACAATCGGAACAGGGTCTCGGCCGCCAGCCTGTCACCGTGTAGCGCATTTTTCGCCAGTGCTGCGATCATTCCAGCGCCGGCCTCAATGTTGTTTTTCTTGATGTCGTCCAGTGATTTCATTTCTGATATCGGTTTTGGCGGGCCGACGCGTTTCCCGGTCTCTTCATCCTTCGATTCGGGATCCTTAAGGGCCAACTGCAAAAAGGCTCTTGCTTCATTGCGCCAGTCGCGCTGTGCCCGCCGTATCTCACCTGAGCGCTTGCCACCCATTGAGCGGATCTTGTGTTGTTCTTCGGTTGACCGTGCGCTTATCGACACAAGGTTCTGAGGATTGCCGCGTGGCATTTTTTCACCGCCTTATCTATTACATTTCCCACCAGGGTTTGTCGTTGGGATCCGCTACCACCCAGCCACCCTCGTCGGTTGCATCGCCATATTCTCGGTTAAGTCTTTCCTGTTCTGCCCGCTGTGCCGGTGTCAGGTTTGCGTCCCCTTTTCGCCTGTGCCCGGATCCACCGGAATGCTCATTTTCGTATGCACTGTTTGCCATGACTTACCCCCTTTGTATCAATGTCGGGATCCTCCTGCATTTCTGCCAGAAGTTTCTCGAATATCTGTTTATCGTCGTTTGTGTACTTTGCCTCATTCAGCAGGGATTTCCCACGGATCCCCGATACGATCCGATAATGTGACATCACGTAATCAAACATCTGATTGCAAAAGTCAAACACGCCCGGATCATGTATTACCTGGAATTGTTCCAGGGTACTTGCGCTCGACAGATTTGCACTGCCGGCGACCGTGATATTGCCCTTGTGGGATCTGATCGTCGCTATCTTCGTGTGAGTCGCACACACGCCCACATTGATATTCCTGCCCATGCAGGCTTGCTGCAGATATGGGACGATCTCTTTGCGCCGGTTAATCCGTACAAAATACCCGGAGACCACCAGGTTTATGGTGACGGCCCCCAGGAAGTCATACAGATTTGTGAGGTTGTCCACGTTCCGCTTGCCCATGCCTAAAGTGCTGATGTTTATGCATTCCGGCTGCAGATCATTGACCTCGCAAAGGGCCTCAATGAAATCCCCAAAAACAAAAGAGCCGGCCACGATCGCAAAATAGTCCTCGTTGTAATCCATTCGCTCGGCCAGCTCCCTGGCATTTTGGTAAAGGACCCGCTTATGGCTTATGCGTGCTGTCTGCAAAAACTCATCGAACGGATCCTGGGCCTCATCTGCCGGGGCCTGATTGTCCGGATCGGACATGAAATCGAGGCTGGAAAAATCAAAATCAAAACCAAAATCCATGGTTCAGTCCTTACAGTTTGCTTGCCGGTGTGAATGAATAGGTGTACCCATATCTTTTGGCCTGCTGTTTGAGCCAACGTCCGGCAGCACTGGAATAGTCCTTACCATGGAACCGCGCTTTCTTTACTGCACGGGCAAAGGCGTCGGCCTTGAAGTGTGTCCCAACCTTGAATGAATAGTTGCCTTCCGGGGCGACCGCTATGATGCCGGCACTGCCACGCTGTGCTGTCCCGATGAGATCTGCGTCGGAGAAGTTCTCTCCACGTCCATTCGGTCCGGCCGGATGATTATGGACATCTGTAAATTTGCGCCCGCCACGTCCTGCAGCAACGGAAGTCGCATTACCGTGGTTGTACTGCCATACATATCCGTTCTCATCGACGGAATACAAATGCTCCGTATCGGATCCGACGTGGGTCTTCCGGAATTCTGCAACAGCGGCCTCAAATGTCTTTTCCTTTATCCTGGTATTGGCCCGGGCAGGGAAGTCACCCCTTCCGGCTCCGCCACCGCCGCCACCTGCAGACCCAAACTTGTACTCATTTCCGCTGGGGATTCTCCCGTTGCCCTGTGGCTGAATAGCAACAGTGTCCAGCCGATTGATGAGCTCTCCCACTGTCACGCCGCCGATAACCTGGGTGGCAGCCTCCTCAAGGCTTTTATGCTTTGTGAGCTCGTCTTTGTCGGAATCCCATACTGCCCAGTGCTTTTTGAACAGCCAGACAGAATCCGACAGAACTGCAAAGCGGAAGTCCCGCATTTTGTATCCAAAAGCTTTAAGATCCATTCTTCTTACCCCGTGTACGTTCTGTTGTGTGATTCCGGATCCGCTTGATATTGATGGACCCGAAATCATATCCGTTGTCATCCCCGTAAACCAGAATCGTCCCGGGGTGTAGCCTTCTTATCGCCTCATCCATGCCGGCGTGCCACATCTCACGCTCATCTTCCCTGTTATTCATGCCGGTAGTCGTGACTGCAATCGTTCCGCCGGGCTCAATCCCTGCAAACGCCCAATCGTATGTGTCCGGGCCCGATATAAGCACGGTCGGGATCACGATCAGGCCGCTGTCCTGCATCATTTGGCCGAGCAGGCGATTCCGGAAGACGTTCCAAAGCTGCATAGCCGGTGGCATGTCATAATAAAGAGAGAATCCCGGAGAACAGACACAAGCCCAGCTTTTGCACTTCTCGATGTATGTGTCCGGATCATTCCAGACCCGCTCAAACTGATAGTCGTCCAAAAAGAAGTGCAGCCCGGTCTTTTTCGGGATATCATTCTCCTTTGTATTCAGAAGATAATTGAAGCCCCAGAGGTCATCCGGGACGTAATCACACCGGCTTATGATCGGGATCCCCCACGGCATTTCTGCCCGGGCCGGATCATATTCAAAGAGGTTGTACCGCTCCATGGACTTGTCACGAGCATTGATTTTGTCTTCTGCAGCGGACTGCGCAGCTTCCTTCTGTTCCTGCTCGAAATCGAAATCGTAATCGAAATCAAAATCGGTCATATCTATATCCAGGATCCCGGCCAGCTCTTCATGCAGCTTGAACTCGTTCCAGGTTGCTGCCTCGGACACCTTGTTGTCTGCAAGCCGGAATGCCTTTATCTGCTCAGGTGTAAGATCATCTGCAATGATGCAGGGAACCGTATGCATGCCCAGCTTTTTGGCAGCAAGATACCTGGTATGGCCACACACGATCACATTGTCCTTATCGATGACCATCGGAACCTTGAATCCAAAAGTCTCGATAGACTTGGCCACACCCTTAACCGCACGCCGGTTGTTCCTTGGGTTGTTGTCGTATGGAATTAACTCGCTGATCTGCTTCTCGAATATCTGCATAATGAAAATACCGTGCCAGATCCGGCACACTTTTTTGCACAACAAAAGGCGGCCCCAAAAGGAACCGCCTCCCACACAAGAAAGGTTACCAATGGCCGAATCTAACCGGTTTCCGCCGCGAACGGTCAGACCCACTCATCCACCCATATTGTACCATAATTGTCAGACAATATCAAGAATTATCAGACTGTTTCGGCATGCTTTATGATGTATAATCATCAGGAATGATGGGAGGTACCGCCATGCCGCGAAACAAAGACCTGAACAAAGCAAAAGACGCCAAAAAGGACGAGTTCTATACAACGCGTCAGGATATAGAAGCCGAATTATGCCATTATGCGGAACACTTCCGGGATAAAGTGGTTTACTGTAACTGCGATGACCCGGTGACATCCGAATTTTGGCAGTTCTTTGTCCGGAATTTCAAAGCATACGGCCTCAAAAAGCTCATGGCCACGCACTATGAGCCGGACGAAAAGAACTATGCTTATAGCCTCGAAATCACGGAAGACACAAACGGCGACGGGCGAATTGATTTCCAGGATGAGCCCACGATCAAGCAGCTGCCCTGTAACGGTGATTTCCGATCTGCAGCATGTATTGAGCTCCTGAAGGAAGCGGACATTGTTGTGACCAATCCGCCATTTTCTCTCTTTCGGGAGTATGTGGCTCAGCTGATGGAATACCAAAAGGAGTTCATTATAATAGGCAACATCAATGCAATTACATACAAAGAGTTCTTTCCGTATATCATGAACAATCAGGTCTGGATTGGGCCTAGTATCCATTCCGGAGACAGAATGTTCTATGTCCCTGACAGCTATCCAATGAAAGCTTCTGGATGTGGAATCGATCCCGAAACGGGAAGACGATACATAAGGGTCAAAGGCGTTCGCTGGTTTACAAACCTTGATCTTAAACAAAGGCATGTTCCGATAGATCTACGCGGAAATTATTACAGTCCGGAAGCATATCCCGAATATGACAATTACGATGCCATAGAAGTTTCAAAAACATCCGATATACCCACTGACTATGACGGCATAATGGGTGTCCCGATTACGTTTCTTGACAAGTATTGCCCGGAGCAATTCTCTATCCTCGGGATTACCGACCGCGATAACCCTTACGGACTGACAAAGAAGATTTACCGCAAAGAGGATGGCCCGAATTACAGCGACTGCAATAGAAGGGCCGCAATTAAAATGCCCGACGGGTCACTGAAAAGTACCTATGCCAGAATACTGATTCAAAGAAGGAAGTGATAAATTGTGAAAATTAACATGATCAAAATCCCGGTCAAAGATCTTGTCGCCGGATACCTGGAAAACGACACTACTTCCAGGGTAACTGCCTGGGGTGGCAAGCTGGATGTGCGCCCGGAATACCAAAGAGAATTTGTGTACGATGACAAAAAGCGGGATGCGGTCATCAATACGATCCTGAAGGGCTTCCCGCTGAACATTATGTACTTTGTGGATCGCAAAGACGGCACGTATGAGGTTTTGGACGGCCAGCAGAGGATCATCTCGATCTGCAGGTATGCTGCAAACATGTTCTCAGTGAAGGTCCCGGCTGCAACCGGTGGATTTAATACCGTGAACCGGCCCAACCTTTTTGACGATGATGCGGCCCGTTTTGACAACTACGAGCTACAGGTGTATGTCTGCGAAGGCAGCGAACAGGAGAAGCTGGAGTGGTTTCAGATCATCAATATCGCGGGTGAGGTTTTGGAGAAACAGGAGATCCGCAATGCGCTGTACCACTCGGCATGGCTCACCGATGCAAAATCGGCATTCTCCCGCCGTAACTGCGCTGCACACAAATATTATGGCAAGTATTTTTCCGGTGACTGTATCCGGCAGAAGTACCTTGAGACCGTCCTTACCTGGGCTGCAGATGCGGAAAACATCAAGGATCCCTATGACACAGTAGCGGCTTACATGCAGGCCCACCGGGGCGACCCGAACGCGAACGCCCTTTGGGATTACATTGAACGGGTATTCACATGGGTGCAGACGGTATTTGGAAAGAAGACAGATGCTTCCATGAAAGGCGTAAAGTGGGGGCTGCTCTATAACCGGCACAAAGATGACAACCTGGACCCGGCCCTGGTACAGCAAGAGGTGCAAAACCTGCTGTCGGATCGTGAGGTAACAAAGAAATCCGGAGTATACGAATACATCCTGACCGGTGATGAGAAGGCGCTCTCACTCAGGACCTTTGATAAAGAGGACCGGGCGACCATGTATGCCCAGCAGGGTGGCAAGTGTGCTATCTGCGGAAAGCCATTTGATGCAAAAGACATGCACGCTGATCACATTATTCCCTGGAGCCAGGGTGGCCGCACCACTCTCGACAACGGGCAGATGCTTTGCGTGACCTGCAATCTGCAGAAGAAAGCAAAGATGGGATCCATCCCCGGACACATCCAGGCATACGCCAATGCAATCAAATAATCAGTATACTGACTGCAGTATACTAAAAATCCCCCGGACGATCCCGGGGGAAATCTTTATGCTGTTAATTCTCGGATCAGTATACTGAAGTCCTCATCTCCCACCATTTCCCGGAGAGCGTCTTCCTCGGTAGTATACCAGGCAAGTGCTTTAGTATACTGGCTTCTCATTTCCATAAGCTCGGAAGCCTGCTGGTAAGTCGGATCCGATATATTGTGCCCGTGCGGCATCCCGTCCCCTGCATTGGAGCCAAAGGGGTTTTCCGCCTCAATTTTGGACAGCTGATCGGATGCATCCAAAAGAGCATTCCAGGCTTTCCGTACGGCGGTCATCTGTTTTTGCACCGGTATACTGGCCCGGTATACTGGTATACTGGTCTTCTCGATTGTGTCCAAAACGATCCCCCCTTTTAGTATACTAAGCCCTTAGTATACTGGTATACTGCCTTTTGTGTCAGAACAGCAAGATACGCATTTGTATAACACTTCATGCAATCTTGTTAGGGCCCTGCCCTAAGACCCGCAAGCGCCCGTCGGGCTCTAAGGTGTAACCCTTCGGCAGCTTTGCCTTGAGTGTGATCGGGTGCCGGAAATCTTCCTGCAGGATCCAGCCTCCACCCAGGTCCACCGCCGGGATCCCGTTGTGGTCCGTGTTCCATGTGAACGGAAGGGCCGGCCAATCATTCCTGGTGAAAAACTGTCCAAAACTCTTGAAATCTTCCCTGTGCCGGATGATCTCCGGGTGATCCACATGAAAGATGTGGCCCTTGTCACCATGCCATACAAGGCAGTCTTCCGGTCCATGCTTATAATGGAATGCCCCTGTAGCGTCCAAAATGAGGCCAAATCGGCCGCTGGGTGTTTTTACGATAAGATCCTGGGTGAGTGTCAGAAAAGCTGCCCAGAACGTGTCAGCGGCCGCCTGGACCAGCCCCTTGATGGCATCGTGAGTCGCCAAAGGCTCTTTTTCTGGCTTCTCCATTGTGAGTACGGCCGAGGCGACGTAGTCTGCAGCTGTCGGCCATTTATCGGTGTCCCGGTTGAGGATCGCATCGTATGCTTTGACATGATCCTCATTTCCGGGCTTGAATGTGACGGTGAGTCGTCCTACTTGTCCTCTCATGCTTTCTCCTCTGCCTTGTCCAAAAGGTATTCGAGCATTTCTCTTGCCGTAAGGCCCTTTTCGTTCTTCAGGGTGTTGAAGCGGTCAAAGAGCTCCCTGGGAACACGGATGGCAAGTGCTGTAATGTCCTGGTCTCCAAAAATGCGGTCAAAAGAGTCGTCGTCGAGAGCTGTTTTGCCCCAGGCCTTGGCCTGCTCTTCAGTGAGCGGAATGATCTTCTCTTCCGATCCGTACCGGGTGAGCGGCCCACCCTGCCCGTGCAGGAAATAATAGCCTGCCTTTGTCCGGTAAAGAGACTCCTCGACATATTCAATATCCGCCGGCTCGCCTTTGCAGTAATCGGCCAGCTTTCTTGCCTTGTCCGTGTCATATACATGCCCGCTAAGAACTTTCTTCATATTGTTACCCCCATTTGGTTGATCTGTAGCCTCTTCTTGAGTTTATGATACGCTATAAATAATATATTGTCAAGACTTAATGTTTATATCTTTTTCAAATCAATATCCCAAAATAGATGCTCATATCAATGACGGGGGTGCCCCGTTATTCTTCATCATGTCTATCCGGATTCATCGGACATTCCGGGCAACTGCTGACCAGGCAATCCTGTTCCGGATCATAATAGCAATCGTCCCCATAACCACTGCATTCGTAACAGTAATCGTAATCGTCCATGTAATCGTAATCATCCGTGATTGTCATTCTTCCTCCTCGTTCATAAATTCTTCAAGCATCCGTTTTACGAACTCCCGGTCATTCATGTGTAACGACGTCACAAACTCGCGGTAGGCGTTTTCTCTCATGCCCTTTTCATTCCTAACGGCCAGAAGCTGCACCATGTTCTGCAGGGCCCTTATGACCTCGCAAATTGCTATGATCCAAATTGCTTTTTTCATTCAGCTGTCCTCCTCGTCCAAAAGAATACTGTTCAGCTCGGTGAGCCTGCGCTCAATTTCTGCTTTCCGGTAGGAATCTTCCAGAAGCCCCACATCGATCAAGGCATCGTGGACGAGCCCTGACATTGCTGAAAACTCCTCTTTTGTGTAAATCACGACCTCCTTCATGACGCACCCCCTTCCGCCGGGCAATATGAACACGGCTTTCCGTCCCGGCTCGATGGTGGATTGAAGCGGCAAAGTGCACATGGCATGCTGATCTCCTTGAGCTGGGCATGATTGTATGCCTCGACACACGCCTTGTACGGCTCAACGATCGTGACGGTTAAAGCAACAGTCTTATCCGGAATGTCCAAAACTATCTGCATACTGCTTTCCTCCCTTTTCCGATATAGTGATCCAGCGATGCCGCACTGAGCGGTTCCTGGGCCTCGGCTTCAAGATCTTTCCTGTACTGCTCACATGTCTTAAAAAAGCTGCAGCCATTGTCATAGCCACAATACAAGTGCACACACGCCAGGCACGGGACCTTATGTGTGTCAGTGGTCATCCGACGGAAAGCAAAACAGTCGGTCTCGACTCGCCCCGGAAGAAAATCCCCAATGGGGGCCGATGCTTCCTTCTTGAACCGGGTATATTCCGATTCTGTCATTGTTCTTATATCGCTCATGGTTATCTCCCTTCAGTTGTGGTTGTTGTGCAAAGTAATAATGTGCATTTGAGGCTCAAAGTGCTTTTAAAGTGCTTTAAAAGTGCTTTAGAAATTTTGTAAAGCACTTTCAGTTTTCCGCGTGGTTGACACGTTTTTTGACCCCAAAGTGCTTAAGTGCTTTAGAAAATCCAATTCCTTATATATTTTTATTTTTCTTTCCAAAATTAGTGTTTAATATTATTTTTTTAAATATTTTTCTTTTTCTGTCTAAAAGCAGAGTTTTGTAAAGCACTTAAGCACTTTGTGCCCGGAAACCCGCATGGTTGAGCCATTTCTGAAAGTGCTTTAGGTTTTTTGTAAAGCACTTTTAAAGCACTTTAAAAGCACTTTCGTAAAGTTTCGTAAATCCGGCCACCCTATCCGGCATGCCGTGTGTACTCCCTTTTTGGACTCCCGGAGAAGTCAAAGAAGGCTTTCCCGTTGCTTTTGCGAAGGCTGGCCCCGCTCTCTTGAACAAGTCTTTTTGTGAAGGTACGCTTGACCATTACCTTGTCGTAGGCATAACCCTCGTCCCTGGCCCAGGTCTTGAAGGCCTCGTAAGCGGATCCCGTTTCGATGTTGTCCAAAAACTCCTTCCAATCGAAATCAGCGTCTTCCTGCAGATCGTTCACATAGGCTGAAAACTGGTCGGAATCCTTCATGATGGCCTCGATTTCTGCCTGCGCTTCCGCAGACCGTGTGAAAGTCAGGTTGTTGGCCAGCACGTTCTGCATGGCCCTGACGGCCAGGGCGACCCATGCGCTTTTTGCAGCGTCCGTTGTGAGCCTTTTGAGAAGATCCGGGTCCTTTTCCTCGTCGGCATACACACGGTTGAAGCCCAGACACATCAGTTTTTTCGCCGTTGCGTCATTATCATCCCTGAATCTGGGCCGGGCATTGAAGATAAAGAGCATACGGGCCTCGATCCTGGCCGAAAACTTGTCCTCGTAGAGGACTTTCACCTGCATTTCGTCGCCCTGAATGATCCGCCGGAGATTCGACAGATCCCTCACGTAGGCTGCAGAGCCGTCGTCCACCACATTGATTGGCTTCCCGATGAGGGTGGCAAGAGAGTTTTGGTCTTTCAAATCCTGAATGGGCACCGTCCCGACCATGTCATGTCCCATGAGCTCCCGGATAACCTGCACGAAGGTACTTTTTCCGGTGTCTGCTTTGCCGGTGATTGCCCACCACTTTTTTATTGGGTGGCCGGTATAAAAGCATGCACCCAAAAACTCGAGCAGCATCTGCACTTTGTCAAGATCGTATCCTGCCCAGTCGCCCAGGGTATCGAGGATAAATTTTGTGTCGGCATCCGGGTCATAATTGATGTCGTGCCACCGAAAAATCACTGTGTCTGGAGTGTACTCGTGAAAACTGCCTCCGTCGTTCCAGTCAATGTACCCGTTCCGAAAGCCGACCTTGCCACCATCAAATGGCACGTAATCATCGGTCAAAAGAGCATTTATAAGCCTGCTTGCAGCTGTAGCCTTTTCCGGCTCCACACTCCTCTTGACCAAAAGCTCGTTGTCGATATAGCGCTGGGTAAGAAGCCTGTAATACGGGCTGTTTCCCTTCCTATAAAGAGCGTTCCCAAACTGCCTGACGTTCCCTTTTGCGATCAGATCCGCAACAGCCTCATCGGCAATCTGTTTTGCACTGTTGGTTTTCTTCTGGGTTTCAGCTGCAAAAGCGGTCTTTTCTTCGTACCGTTCCTGCCTGCAAAGGGTCTCTATCTCCGATTCCGGAAGCGGTTCCGAAAAAACAAAATCATTGATAATATGGAAAAGCTCGCTGAACTGCTTTTTGCTGATGTTGACCATTGCATTGAAAGGCGTTTTATTCGTGCTTCCCTTTGCCCGGGGGCAGTTGGAGGCCGAAAGTTTGAAAAGGAACTCATTCCTGCCGTCACCCTCGCCCATGCCCACCGGCGATAAAAATCCCTCTTTCGAGCGGCAGTTTGCCGCAGGATTCATTGGGAAGATCCAGCGGGGTGCCTGGCTGATCATGGCGGGGTCCAAAAGAACTTCCCGGTCCTGGCCGTTAAACTTCAGGACCTCATAACTGGCTGCGGAGCCGTATTTATAGTCGCAAACGACACCGATCATAGACTGGATTTCCGCGCCGTTCCGGAGTGGGTCTGTGGTAAAGAAGGTGAAGTGCATGCCCCTGGTAGTTTTTGTGACCCTCGGGTGGTAGCCGTATGCCTGGACAGCTTTGAAAACTATTTCAGCCTCCGTGGCATCGTCCACATCTACCATCATGACATTCTCACGCAAAACGCCTGCATATCCACTCTTTTCTTTGGCCTGTTCCAGTGTAAGCAAATCGCTGTCCGGCACATCGGTACCATATTTTTGCTTTGCGATCTTCTTTTTGCCGCTTTTGTCAGGGGCGATTTCTATATAGCCTCGATATAATGAATTCAAGTCCGCCATAGTATCACCCCGCAAAGTCCATAAAACGCTTTCTCGCTATCTGCTTGTAATAGTCCTTATCCACCCGCTCAATGCTGAAGGGGTCTCCAAAAATGTCCCGGAGATCCGGATCCCGGAGATCCCCAAAAACGACGGTGCAGGATTCCGGAGTGTTTCCAAATTTCTCGATGGTCGCCCCCTCACGCTTCTGCTTGCCCAGGATTTCTCCGTCCTCTACCGCAAAAACACGGAAACACTTGTGACCCCGGATCGGGTTACCACCGAAATAAGCCTTTTTGTAAAGAGAAGAGAGCTTCACAATCTTCTGGAATTTCGAAAGATCGTTGCAGTTGTCTATGCAGGCATCGACTGCCTCAATGGTCCCGGCGACCAGGCCAGCTCTTAATGCCTCGTTGAGGATCGCCAAATCGTTGTCCAGTGGCCCATTGAATTTTGTCCAGGCCCCTTTGGCCTCGAAACGGCCGTTTGCAAAGCGGAAGAGATAATTGTTTACATCCTTCTGCCAGATTTCGTCAATTTCGTCGATTCCCAGCCCCATGCGCGTGATTTTTTCCCAGGCATGGCAGATTTCTTCCGTTTTGGGCCGGTCAATGCAGTCCACGATCAGGCCGTCCGTGTTGCTCTGCACAAGGTTGCAGCATCCGGCGTCTTCCAGCATCTCAATGAGCATCAGAAGCATCAATTGACCGTTTATGCAGACCTCATGATTGCGCCTCGGATCGTATGCTTTACTTTTGGCCTGATTGGAGATGCCGAACGTAGAGTTGAGGATAATTTTGTACGGTGCCTGCTCTGCCTTTTTGCCGGCCTTTTTGAGGGCCACGCGCGTGTCGTAGACCTGTTTGAAAAGCTCGGGCTTGCGGCTTTTGCGGGTCAAAAGGTTCCATTCAATCATCATGGAAGGATAATACGAAGTAACATCGACGTGGAGTAAGTTTCCCTTTTTATGGTAACGCTTGATCGCGCCGTGGATACCGCCCAGGCCAAACACATGCTCCACGCCTGCAACGGTGATTTTGAGCTTCTGACCGTCCCGGTAATTGTCCGGATCTGCATAGAAGTCTAAAACTTCTGTATATTTATGCAAACTTACACACGGCAAAATGGAGTTGTGCCATTCTTCCCCCGCAAAACTGACACGGGCCGTGTGCCCAAATTCGTCCACAATCTGGTAGTCGCTGCAGTCGAGAACCGTCGCCGTGAGCTGGGCCTTTGTCATAGGCCACGCTTTGACGGGGTCAAGGTTGAAAGTTTCGATAAGTGCTTTCTGTGCCGAAAAATCTGCGATCCGGTGGATCAGGACCTTGACCGTTTCGCTGACGTCGTGTTTGCAGTAGTGCCAAACCTCTTCCTTTTGAGCCTGTGAAAGCTCGCCCGGAAAATCAAAGGGCACGGTGCTCTCCTCGATCGAGTCGCCCATGAAGCCCTCAAGCTGTTTAAGGCTGTGGCTGATGTCGCCCGTGTCATAGCTGCAGAAACCTTCCGGAAGCGAAGCGCGGTTTGTGAAGCCCTGCTGGATGCAGTCGGCGGAGATGCGGGCAAGCTGTTCGTGGGTACTTCCAAAAACGATCCCGCCCCAGATCCATCGATCATAATGGGTCGTATTGTAGCCCACAAAAACGTGATCCGGGTGCGAGCGCTGGTAAAGCAAAAGATCTTTTGCGCTGTCAATGATAAGTTCGTCCTGCTCTTCCGGGTGTTCCCGGTCCGCGATGGCCACGCACCAATATTTTTTGAAGACTTCAAAATCGTAAACCACGATCTCCGGAAAAGCCTCAAAAAGTTCTTTCTTTGTCATCGCCGTTTTTCCTTTCTGTGCCAGAATTGGCACGGTTTTTGCAAAGGGGGCAGTTTCCCGCCCCCCACCATGGTTGCAAAACGGCTTTTTACAGCGGAAGAATTTCGCCGTAGTAAGAGTTGAAGGCTTTCTTGACCTGCACCTGGATTTCCGTGCCGATCAGGGACTCTGCCTCTTCCACGGGCCGGCCAAAGGTGTCCTCGAATTTTTTCCTTGCCCGGGCCTCTTTCTCAGGATCGCGGATGAAGCGCTTCAAACTGTCGACCCAGACGGCCGTCTTGAAGACGGTCTCGTGCATCTGCCCGTCGACTGCGTATCTGATATGGATTCCCACCTGATCGGTCTCGATGCCTGCAACGGAAGTTTTGATGATGCCCTTCACGGGGCCGGTAAATTTCTCGGGTCTCTCCGTCATCTCGACTTCCCAGAGGGAGCAGAAGCGGTCGTAAACATACACTGTTTTCTTCTGACCAATCGCGGCAGAAGGTAAGTCGTCGAAAGCACAGCCGAAATAGGTCTGGGCCCACTCTTCGCACTGCTGGAATTTCTCCGGATCGTCCACAAACGCGTTGGCGTCCTTTGACCAAGACTGTCTGTTAAATTTAACGGTCCTCAGGCAATCCTCACCCGCGTCGTAAAGCTTGATTTCCGCGCGCTTGTTCTCGATGATCTGGACGTCGATGACTTCTGCATTTTCCACAATCCTAATTTCTTTTGACATAAGTTTTATCTCCTATTCTTATTATGAAAATTATCTGTTTTTCAGTGTGTGCCGGAATCGGCACGGTTTCAGCCCTGCTGGATGATCTTGTAGTTGACGTTTTCCTGCAGCCACGCTTTTGCAAGCTGGCAATCTGCTTTGCCCTCGATCCTGACAAGAAGGAAGGGATCCGGCTTCCGGCCCGTAACCTGCGCAGTGGTTTTTGCTGCTTCCGCAGCTTTAGCTTTCCTGCGCTGGACCCTCGCCATGGCATCGGCGACGGAAAGGCAGTCTTGATACTCCGCTATGATCTCGGCCGCGTCTTCCTGCTCCTGCAAAAATTCAAGGTCAGTGCTTGCCCTCTCAAGGAACTGGGCCATTTCTTCCTCCGATTTGCTCAAAGGCGTGGTCTTGTTGAGGTGGCTTTCCTGAAGCCAGGAATCGATGCCGAGGTATTTCCCGGCCAGGCAGTGGCCCGCTCTCTTTCCCCAAATCTCTTCCAGGGCCTCGCGCTTTTCCTGCCTGCGCACGCCGTCAAGCTCGCGGATCTTGTCTCTTGCGATGCCCTCACCCTCGGAGATCAGCCCGATGATTTCCTTCACCTGCGCTTCAAAAAGGTTGTAAGAGGCCAAAAGCTCTTTTTTCACATCGATTTTGCGCTGGTTCAGCGCCGCCGAAATCTTATGTGCGTCCGCAACCAGCCTTTTAGCCGTGGTCTCGGTCTGGCTGTCTATCTGCAGGCCAGAGAGGTAATCACGGATTTCTGTCGCCTGCCGGCGGTAGGCCTCAAAACTTGAGAAGATTACGACGCCGTTTTCGATGGTCACGCCATGATCGTCGTAAACCAGGACTTCCGGCGTTTCTGCCGTCACAACGGCGGTTTCTTTAATAGAAGCGGTCTGATTTGTGGAGTTCATACGATTCTCCCCCTTCCTTTAAAAACTTTTTTCTGAAAATCAAGTGCTCATCCCGGCTCAGATGTCTTGAACTCGAATCAACATAAGGGTTGTAGCGCCCTGAAAAGTGGTCCCCAAAAAGTTTCAGTCTTTCTGGATCGTAGTTGGCTTCCAGCAGGCAGGTGTCCAGCCGGATCCCGCGCTCAAGGCAAAATTTTTCCAGCGGTTTTGTTGAGCAAAGGTCGGTGCTGTACAGCAGCCACTTTTTTGCTTCCGCCGGCCCCCAGCTGAGGAAGTAGCCGTAGCAAAGGCTCCCGCCGTGTGGGACCTCAACCGCAAACAGCTCCAGCCCCCTGCCCAAAGAAATCGGCAAAAAATCGAGGTTAATCGCCGTGACGCTGTCACAGAGCCGGGCGACGCGATAGGTCGAAAACATTTGAATCGATGGAAAAAATTTTGCGATCTTCTGCAAAACCTGCTTGCTGACGTGGTCCGAATGATCGTGCGTGATGAGCAAAACATCGGTTTTGTAGAGCGTTTCCTTGAGCTTCCCAAAAGGTAAGCCTGCGTCGAAAAGCACGCCGACGGGCTCCATGCTGTCAACTGGAATTTTGCAAAAGACTGCGTTTCCGCTTGAAGAGCTTCCTAGAATGTTGATTTGAACGGCCGGGGGGTTGCTGGCCCCCACGGTGGCTCCGTTTTTTTGAAAAGATGTAGACAAAAAAATAATCCTCCCTTAAGATGGGAGGTGAAGAAAGTGGGTCGCCAAACTCTTTTCTTCACCGGGCCCCTGCGCAGCTGCAACTGTGCGGAGGCCTTTTTCCCTTTTTTGAAAATCTTCAGCTGCCCAGCGGTGTATCTCTACCGCTGTAATTTTCTCTGGATCCGGTCTGCTTTTGCGCTCTTTTCCTTCCAGCCCCTGCAAAGGCTCGAAATCTTCAGAAGCGATGGCGTAAAAGCCGATCGCCAAAGCTGCGGTCACTGCCATCGGTGGGGTTTCTTCAGGCCTGACAAGCGCAAAAAACGCAATCACCACTCCTGCCACGGCCAGCCGCCGGATCCAACTGCGGGCCCTCAAAAGGCCTCCCGGGCAAGCGCAACGTCCGAAAGCACCGCCCTCAAACTCCAGCCAAGCTCCTCAGCCTTCTTCCCAGCCTCTTCCCAGCGCCCTTCTGCTTCCGCTTCAGCGCTTTTCCGGGCAAGGGCCAGGAGCCGTGTTGCATGGCAAGCCGGGATGTACAAACCGATTTTCTCCGTGTTTTCCATGTTTTTCTCCTTTCTTTGTGCGGTTTTCAGATTCTTCCGTGGCCGTGGTCAACCCGGCGTGGATCTTTGCCCCTGCTCAGGCTGCTGTGCTTTTTGGCTTTGCCCTGGGCTTTCTCCGGCCGCTCTGCCACAAGCACTACGCTCCCGCCCTGTGTCTGGCCCAAACTGAAGCCGTGGTAAGGGCAACGCTCCGAACGGGCCCAGTGGACTTCACCGCGTGCCAGGGGCCGAACAATCTCGATCTCCGCCGAAGAAACGGTGGCCATGACGCAGAAATTGTCGATGACCCACCCGTCGGGGCCGGGAATTGCTTCCAGCACGACCTCAACTTCCTGAGCCTCTGTCTGGGGCTCCTGCACGGGGGCCTTGGCTTCATCTTCAAAGAGCAGCACTGCAATCGTTGACGCCATTTTTCTCTCCCTCCTTTCCTTAAAAAATTTCCCCTGAGAGAGCCGTTTTTCCTGCCCTCTGATTCAAGCTTAGCACACCTCGCTGTTTTTTATGTTCCATTCGACAGCGGAAAATACCTTTTTTGAAAATTTCTTGTATGAACATGTCACAGGGTGCCCTGCCCTCTCCGGGTTGATTACATTCTAGCACCACCCCATCGCTCAGTCAAGAGTTATTGCTACATTTCTTCTCATTTTATCATTAGATTTAATGTGCATACGTAACTTACGTATGCAACGCCGGGGCAAAAAAAAAGGACCCCCGAAGGAGCCCTTCCATCTAGTCTTCTGGCGCACGCAGCGCTTTTCTTTTTGCAGGGGCGACAGCGGTTAGCGGGTCATAGCGCGCGGCAAGACGCTCCAAATCCAACCCCGCTTCCTGGACATAGCGGCGCGACATCTCAAGAGAGCTATGGCCCAAAAGCCTCTGCAGGGAAAAAGCGTCAACCCCCTCCCTTGCCATCATTGTGGCAAAAGTGCGCCTAAAATCGTGCATACTTGTCCGCATTACGCCCCGCTTCCGGTTATACCTTTGGACCGCCCCTGCAGCCGATCTTGACTGCAGCCTTTCCCCAAAGACGGAGCAGAAAAGGAAATCTCGTGGATCCCCACCTCGGATCCGCGCATACTCTTCCAAAACCCCTGCCAGCGTCGGAGAAACAAAAACGGTCTGCCTCTTTCTGCTTTTTGTGTGTCTCAGCACGATCTCACCCCCACCCGGGGACAGGGCCACATCTTCTACCCGAATTTCCAGCGCACTCCCAATCCGCATACCAGTGCTGACCAGGGTGCTTTCCAGCGCCCACACACGCCACTCACTGAAAGAGGCCCCCTTTTTGGGCCGTACCAAAAGTTTTTGTAACTCTTCCGGACTGTAGAACCCCTTGATGGGCTCCTCGGCTTTTACCAAAGACACCTTAAAAAACGGTATGAAACCTTCATCTGAGCTCCAATATAAGAACGCCCTCAGATGTCTTAAGCGAGAATTTGCTGTTTGAGCATTTCCTCTCTGGCCGTCCAAAAGAAACAACTTATACTGCTCAACCACATCTTTGGAAACGCCCCCCAGCGCAGTATCCGCCCCGATCCAATCCCGGAAAATCTTCAATTTGTCTTCATAAGCCTTTATCGTGGCCGGCCTCACGTTTTCTGCTTGCCGAGACTTCAGGAATAATTCAATCGCCTCCCCCACGGTCAACTCGTTTTGTGCAACAGTGCCAAATATCCTCTTCCTCAT